CGCGGGGACCGTGGGCCTGATGACGGGCGGCATCCCGGGCGGCATCCTCGGTTTCGTGGGTGGTGGCGCGGTTGGGTATGGGATCGGCCTCGGCGCCGAGGCCTACGCCCAGAACCACGAGCAGATCACGCAGTGGGCGGCGGCCAACAACCTGCGCCAGGCTCAAGAGGTCTTTGACCAGGGCCTGTACGGAGTGATGATGTGGTTGGCGGTCCCGTCCATGTGGACCGAGCAGGCGCTGGGCGTGGGCGCTCAGGCCGTGGCCGATCCGGTGGATACGTTCGGCAACATCGGCGCAGCCTGGGAGGCGTCGCGCCTGTTCTACGAGTCGGACCCGGTGGCCACGTTCAACCGGGACAGTAAGACCTTTGTGGATACCGATATGCCTGCGGTCACTGGCGGGGTGGCGGCGCTGGTTGAGGCGCGGCAACGGATCGCGGGCGGCGAGGATGCCGAGCAGGTCTTTACCGAGATGCAGGGGCGCTATGGTGCGTTCGGTCTGCTCCGGGATCTGGTGGGCTCGTCGGTTCTGGATCCGTCCAACATCCTGGCCGGCGCGCTGGTCAATAAGTCGGTGGCGCTCGGGGCCAAAGCAGCCGGGGCGACGACGTTGGCCGAGGCGGCGGAGCGGGTCAAGCCGCGCGGGTTGTTCCAGACTCTCTCGGGGTCGGGCGGGCTCAAGGATATCCTCCAGGCGTACAAGGATCTCAAGATTACCCAGACCTTCCGCGAGGGCTTCACGTCGGCGCGGGATCTCAACTTCTTTCAGCGCGCGCTGATTGGGACCGATCTCCTCCAGGCCTACACGGGCGAGTACACCAAGCCCAGGCCGTGGGAGTTCTGGCGCCTGACGCCCGAGGCCCTGGCCCATGACCGGATTGTGCAGGGGTCCAACCTCCTGCAGGCCATGATTACCGGGCGCATCCCCCTGGATGAGACGTTCCCGGCGCGGGCCAATGCCATCGTGCAAGCCATGCGCACGGCGGCAGACATCGCACCCGAGGGCGCGGACGAAGTGGGGCGGGTGATGGCCAGCCTCGAGGGCTCGCAGCTGCGGCGGGCGATGTCCGAGGGTGGCGACGTGTCGGGCGATCTGCTGGGCGGGTGGACGCGCACGCGCACCGAAGCCGGGATCGTGGCCGACATGATGGAGCGCCTCAAGCTGACCCAGGCCGAGGTGCTAGCCAACGCCTCAAAGGATTGGGACGCGCTGCTCAAGGCGTACCAGGCTGCGGGCGGGGTGCTGCCAGAGGGCGCGGCGGTCAACGTCATCAAAGAGACCTTCAAGCTGTTTGCAGAGGGCACGGTTCCGGTCTCGGTGGAGGAATACCGGGCCGGGTTGATGTCCTCGCTGACCGAGCAGGTCGGCCAGTGGGCGGCCAAGACCTTCAAGGTCGAGGCGCCGAGCCTGCTTGAGCGTGTGGCCAACCTGAACAAGAGCGCGCAGTCCTCGATCCTGCTGGGGGCCAACCCCTCGTACCCCATCAATAACGTCACCAACAACGAGATGACCATGGTGGCGCGCGGCATCCTGGCCTGGCGCGGCGTCGATCAGATCGTGGGCGACCTCGAGCGGCTGGGCCTCTCACCCATGCGCATGGGCGAGGGCCTGATTACCGGCGACCTGGTGGGCGATGCCAAGGCGGTCATGGCCCAGATGGGAAACGCCGATCCGGATGCGCGCGGTGTGCTTGGCACGCGGACCGGTGCGCGCTGGGGCGAGACGGCGGGCGAGTCGGGCATGGGCCCGGTCAAGGAGGCGACCGCGGTCAACGGGCGCATTGAGCAGGTCCAGGCCATGACCTCCAAGGTCGGGCGGGCCATGCCGTTCATGAAGCTGAGCCAGAAGGCCGAGACCTGGTACTCGGCCCGGGCCTTTGGCAATGCGGCGCTGGATATGTGGTCCCAGGTCTGGCGGGCGGGCAAGGGCTTCGACGCCATGCCGGACGATCTGGCGGCGGCGCTGCGGGCGGTGGACCCACGCCTGCCCGGGGCGATCACGGCCGCGATTGAGTCGGGGTCCAATCCGGTCTCGATCCTTGACTCGGTATTCTCCCGGCTCTCGCACGTGAGCCCGGCGGCCTACTACGACAACGCGGCGCGGGCGGCGGGTATGTCGGTGGAGCAGATGCGCCAGGCCCTGACGATCGGCGGGCTCGAGCAAACCCTGACCGACCGGCTCGGGCTGCTGGTGGACCCAACCCCCGACGACGTGCGCCGGGTGTTCAATGATGTGCGGATCGAGGCCGAGACCCATCTGGCGGAGCTGACCGCCAACCAGGCCAAGGTCGAGTATGAGGCGGCGGCCTACTTCGCGGGCGACAACGGGCCCCGGTTCGTGGATGGCGGGGCGGTGCTCCAGTTGATGGACGCCAACCGGCTGCGCCAGATCGAGACTCACATCGAGCATACCCGCATCCTGGAGTCAATCTGGGATGAGCGGCTGAGCGGGATCTATGACGCCGACGTGCTGGCGGCCCGGCTGCGCGAGGCCGGCGAGAACCTGTACACCAAGGGACTCTTCCCCCTCCAGCAGGCCAATATTGACGGCGTGGCGAGTGCCTTTGAGCGCGGCGGGAAGGCGCTCCCGGAGGAGTTCCGCTCCATCCAACGCTCGATCGCCACGGCAACGGCTGACTTCCACGAAGTGAAGCAAGCCCTGTATAAGGAGTTCTTCGCGCTCCCCAGCGAGCAGCGCACGGGCGCGGCGTGGGAGGCGATCCAGCAACAGATCGACGCCGACTACACCAACCTGACCCGGCACGTCGCCGAGCGTCAGGCGCTGATGGATGACTACATTGCGGCGGCGTATGAGTCGCATTTCCCCGGTAGCGGGGACGCGGTGCGGGCGTGGCGGGATCTGATCCGCCAACACGAGGCCCTGTACCAGGATGCCGTGCGCGAGCAGTTCGCGGCGGCGCGTCAGGTGTCGGACGGCGCGGCGCGCAATCGACTCTGGCGTGAGTTCGACGCGCGCACGATCCGGCAGCGGACGGAGTGGGCGGCCCAGGAGCGCGAGCTGCGGCGGGCGGCCACTGAGTTGATCCCGGGGCGCGAGGCCCTGGCCGATGAGGCGCGGCGGCTGCGTGGGCGTGAGGCGCTTCCAAAGGATGGGCCCATACCCAAGGTGGTAACGCCGGGGTCGCGGTCGATGCGTTCGGTGGGTCGGGCCGATATCCTGACGCGGGCCCGCTCAGAGCTTCCGGTCGAGTTGTCTACAGCGATCGAGAACGAGGCGCGGGTCATGCTCCAGGCAGCCCGGGAGGGTGAGCCTGGGTTCCGCCAGTACAACCCGGCCGAGCTGGGCGGACCTCCCGAGGTGATCGGGGTGGCGAGCACGTACCCGGATTGGTACGGGCGCCTGACCACGGAGCTGAAGAAGAGTCGTCAGGCTGTGATGAACGGTATCCAGCGCATCATCGACGACAAGGGCAAGGACGTAGACCGTGGGGCGCAGACCATTATTCAGGACATCAAAGCCGAGATCCTGAAGAACCTGAGCAAACCCAACGAGGTCACGGGCCTGCCGGCCGAGCCCGCTATCCTGCGCTGGATGGGCGCGCACGAGAACGACGTGCAGGCGGCGCTTGAGGCGTGGCGGGCGGTGGGTCAAGACCCGATCATCCCGCACTTTGAGAACACACACCCGAGCCTGACACCTGAGCAGTCCGACATCCTGGTGCGCAATCTCCAGGTGGTCGAGGCCCGCGACAACCTGAGCGCAGGCCAGCAGCAGGCGCGCACCTATCGCCTGATGATGGTGGACGAGCTGGGTGTGGCCGAGGTCGTGGACCTGTCCAGCGGCAAGACGTACGAGGTCCGGATCGACAAGGCCGAGACCGAGCCCATGCTGCCCCCGGGGTTCATGGCACAGGAGGCGGGCGGCCTGCCCATGCCGATCGCGTCGGGCCAGACCGAGATGTATCACCAGAGCGTCCGGCCCGCCCTCGAGGCACTGAGGAACGAGGTGACCGGGAGCGTCGAGCGTGGGCGGCTGGCGCTGGGCGAGGTGTCGCCCGAGCTCCAGGACCGGGTACGTAACTACGTGCGCGCGGCCGGCGACAAGATGGGCGAGGCCAAGCTCTTCACGACGCGCTGGGGTGAGTACAAGCGGGATGCCGCGCTGCTCAATTACGGGCGGCGCTACATGGCCGACGCCTACCTGGGCATGGTCTCACCGTACCAGTTCTGGGCGACGCACTCGGTGCTGGCCTGGGCGGCCGAGGCGATCCAACGCCCGGCGCTGCTGGCCACGTTCTACCGAACCAAGCGGTTCCTCAATACCGCCGTGACGCGCAAGGGCTGGCCCTCCCGGCTGGCTGGGCGGGTCAAGGTGGATCTGCCCTTCATGCCGGACTGGATGGGCGGCGGGGTGTGGGTCAACCCGCTCAACATTGGGTTGCCGATCGATCGTTTCGGCGATCCGTGGGAGCAGGTGACGCAGACCCAGAGTCGGTTGCAGGACAAGACCGAGGACGTGTTGACCGATATGCTGACCAATGGCGAGATCACGCGCGCGGACTACAGCGCGGCCATGAACTACCGGCCCGGTGCGGGCGACGATCTGAGCGCGGCGGTGGTGCAGGCGGCCGGCGTCGGGATGCCCACGGCCTATGCTGAGGCCCGCCGGCGGGTCGTGGCCGAGGATCCTTCGCTGCGCTTCGACCTCGGCGACCTGGCGGTGGCGGCGTTCCCGCCCTCGCTCCTGGTCTATAACGCCTATCAGACTCTGCGCGGCACACCCGAGCGGATCAGCCCGCTCCCGATCACGCGCGACATCCGCAACCTGACAGCGGCTTTCCATGAGCAGACCGGGATGGGCCCGGCGGGCGGCGTAAACCTCGAGGCCGGTATCCGGCGGGCGACGGGCCTGCCCGTGTTCGACCAGTGGGGCGACTACCGCACCGACCGCGAGCTGGCCAACATGGCGGTGGAGGGCAAGATCACACCGGAGCAGGCGCGGGCGGCCATGATCGAGCGGAGCGGGCCGATCTATGAGCTGGCCATGCAGCGCGAGGCCGAGCAGGGCGGGGCTAACCTCATGGTCCAGACCTTTGGGCGCCTGTTCGGCGGGGCCTCGGTGTTCCCCGAGGGTGAGATGCGCGGGCGGCAACTGCAACTGCTCTACGCGGCGGCGCGCAAGGCCCAGGACGACGGCGATACCAACGCCATCAGCACCTTCTTTGACCGCTTCCCCGAGGTCGAGGCCCGGCTCGCCCTGACCCAGGACCCGGACAGGCGGTTGTCCAACTTCCTGCAGGACCAGGTATACGCGGCGTACTACGCGCTGCCTACCCTGTACCGGGCGGAGGTACGCCAGCAATTCGGCGATGACTTCGCGCAGACCTTCCTCGTAGATAAACAGTACGACCAGATCGATGCCGACACCCTGGCAACCTGGGCGCGCACGCTGGGCCGTTATGTACCGGGCAACGTGGACGGTGCTCCGGTCGATCTGGCTCTGGCCCCCGAGGGCGTGGCCTACGTGGCGGAGCGGTTCTACGACGAGCGCGCCGGCAAGTGGGACATGGACCAGATGTACACGGTCCAGTCGGCGTACTTCGATATCCCCGAGCACGAGCGGGTCGGCATGGGACCGGCGCCCGAGTCGGTGGACGTGTACTACCAGCAGAAGGACACGCTGTTTCCGAACATCGGCGAGGTGCTCAAGGCCTACTCCAGCCTGCCCAAGAACAGCCTACCGGCGGCGCGGGATGCGCAATTCCCTGGCATCCAGACCACGCTGGATCAGTACTTCGCGCTACCCAAGGGCACCGGCGAGCGCAAGGCGTTCATGGCCGCGCACCCCGAGGTCGGCCAGTACTTCGATTGGTCCGACGCCTACAAGGCCGCGCACCCCGAGGACCAGCTGCGCAAGAACTTCCGGGCGGCTAACCCGATCCTGGAACAGTACTTCAGCTGGTCCGATCAGTTCAAGGCCGCGCACCCCGAGGCGGCGAACTATATGGACTCGGACGCGCCCAGGGTGCGGGATGTGTACATGGACGAGCACCCCGAGCTTGACCAGTATTGGACCTGGCGGCGGGCATGGATGGATGCCAACCCCGAGGCGGCGGCCTGGATCAGCGAGGCGACGCCCAAGAACGTGGGCGAGAACCGGCCGGACGTGGAGCAGACCACCCAGCAGCAGCCGGCCCCCAAGCGGGAAGTGGTGGGCGCGCCGGACCTGAAACTGCTGGTTGAGGCGTATGTGTTCGGCGGGCGGAAGTTGAACTATCGAGCGGAACAGCGGATTATGCCGGCGTTCGAAAAGTACGGGCGCGACGGGCAGACTCTGTATCAGTACCTCGCCGGCGTGTTGGCGGCGGGCGGGGTGTTGGAGGAGGCGAAATGACGGTGACACTGTTTAGGGGGTCGTATGAGGACAATGTGCTCGGCATCTCGCCGTCTACGCTGCTCACCTATTTCCGGCTCTCCGAGTCGGGCGGCACGGGTGGCGGGTCGGCAGCCAACAAAAAACCAGCGGGCGCGGCGGGTACCTACGGGACGGCGGTCAATCGCGGCGGCGCGTCCGGGATCAACGGGGCCAGGGTTCCTATCTTCGACGGTACGGCCACAAACACCTTCGTCAACATCCTGCCGTCGCTCGGTTCGTGGAATGGAAACCTGTTCTCGTGCCTGATCTGGGGGCATGTCCCGGTTGCCGGTGACTGGACCGATCCCGCGCGCAACTTCGCCCGCATGCTCGACATTCGGGCGGACGCAAACAACTCCTTCTATCTCGGCAAGTACGACAGCGCCAACCCCACGCTGCTTTCGTTCGAGCTGAAGGCGGGCGGCGTCGGGAACTTCAACGGGTTCAGCGTGGGCGGCACAACCTCCGACTTCTCGGTGCTCGTCACCCATAACCGGGCGGGCAACAGGTTCCGCATCTGGTTCAACGGCGCTTTGGTTTACTCCGACGTGTCACCCGGCAACTGGGCGGGCGCGCTGACCACGGCCTACATCGGAGCGAGCTATGCGGGGTTCAGCAACTGGAAGGGAAACCTGTACGACTGCGCGGTGTGGGCCTCTGAGTTGACGGGTGCTCCATGATGGGGTTGATGAGGCAGTGCGGCGGGGTTGCTGCCGAGCACTACAGAGCAGGCCCGTGGTTCGAGGACTTCGCGGGTGGCTCGGTCCCCAATGGTTGGATGGCTTACGAGGGGCACCCATTGGTATACCCGTCTGACTCGTGGATGCTGGCGGCCAACGTCGGCGTGTCTGGCACAACGGCGCGCATCACGACGAAGCTGGAAACATCCAATGGCATGAACTACACCAGCGGACGCCTCACGACCCAGGGGCGGCGCACAGTCCAATATGGTTTGATCGAGGTCAACGCGCGTATCCCGTACACGCGCGGAGTGTGGACCGAGATGTGGATGCAGCCGCGCGGCGTCGTCTATGGAGCGTGGGGATCGTGGGCGGGTGGCGAGATCGACATCATGGAGCAGCCCGGACCGGGCGCTGGATTCTCTAATCAACAATTCGCCACGACCCTGCACTATGGCGGGCCCGGTGATGTAGCGAGCGGACAGACCAACTCGGCTGGCGTCGATCTGAGCGCGGCATTCCATACGTACGCGGTGTTGTGGGAGCCGTCGCGGTTCACGTTCTCGGTCGATGGGGTCTCAAAGTTCGTGGTCAATGGCGGTTGGTACAGCGCGGGCGGATCGTATCCTGCGCCGTTCGACCAGCATTTCTACCTGCGGCTTGACGCAGTAGTGGGCACCGCCGGGTCGTGGTCGTTGGCGCCGGATGGGACGACGGTCCTGCCCGCGTACCTGGATATCGACTGGGTGAGGTACACGCCGCTGTAGACGCAAAACTCCGCGCTTTGCCGGCGTCAGGGCTGCACGTGGGCACCACCCACAAACCGGGCCAGGGTCGCAGCCGTTACCCGCCACGCGGGCGGGCATTCTCTAGGCATGGCGTGGAGTTTGCATAAGGATTGTAGGAGATAATAGACAGAGTGTCAATTACTGGACGGGTGTATACTCTGGCCGTTCTCCGCTACTCCAGGGCGGTGGCACAGGGCTATTGGACCTGGAGAGTGTGGCGCGCCCTGGCTTGGGTGGCGCTGAGGATAGGACGACATGGGCATGGTTGAGGTCACGACAGACGCGAACGGGTTCGCCCAGCTGCCGGCGCAGCCCTACGGGGACCAACTGGCCGAGCTGCATTTCTCCAGCACGGTGACGGCTACGGCGTTCAATCTGCTGATCCAGGACGCTTTCAATGTGGGTGTGGCCGAGGCCAACCACAAGGCCTGGCGCGACTCGGCAGGAACGGTGAAGTTCTCGGCGGTGCCGATCACGACGCTCTCGCCGGTGGTGTTCAACCCCCAGGAGATGGCGCCTACACTTGGCGCTGCGCTGGGTGTCAAGCTGAACGTCAACGAGTCCAAGACGCTGCGGGCCATCTTCCGCCCGTATGCCTGATCGGCGCATAGAACGGGTCGCGCTTCGCTTGCGTCCCTGAGCGACAGGGATAGAATATCGGTCAACCGAATACGGAGCCCCGGGCGATCCCGGGGCCTGCCCGTCAGAGCGAAAGCCGGGGCGCCACGTGTAACAGCGTGGCGCCCCGGCTTTTTTGTTGCCCTTCCACGGGAGGGTAGCAGGAGTGATTGCGATGCTGCCAACTGAACAGCCTGATTCCGTTTCCAACGACGCGCCGGCACAGGCGGGCGCGGTGGATGTTTCGGGAGGCGTCACCCCCGAGACCCAGCCCGCGGAGACAGCGCCCCAGGCGCCGCAGAGTCAGCCCCAGTACGTGACCCTGGATCAGCTCTCGGAGTACGAGCAGCGGGTCCAGCGCAGCGCCCAATCCCTGGTGGACAAGATGGCCGCGCGTTTGCTCCGTCAGTTGGGCGGCACGCCCGAGGAGCGACTCGCCACCATCGCCCAGAAACACAATGTTCAGATCCCGGAGGCGAGCCGCCAGGCTTTCATCGAGGAAGCCCGCCGGCAAGGACTGCTCGCAACGGAGCCCGCTGACAACGAGCCCGCCGAGCAGACGCCCCAAAGCGGTCAGGACATGAGCGCCTGGGAACAACTCGCAGTCGATGCCGGCCTGCAACCCGGGGACCCCGAGGCCGCAAACCTCTACCCCCATCTGTATCGTAGTCCGGCCGAGTACTCGCGGGCCATCATTCAAGCGGGCAAGGCGGCCAGCGCGCGACGTGCGGCGAACCCGGTACCGGCTCAGCCGGCCCCGGTCCAACCCCAACCGCGCAAGGCTGCACCGGTCGGAGCAGCTGCCCTGTTTCCGCAGGGCGGCCAGGGAAAAACCAAGGATCGGCCCAGTGCCTCGGACGCTCAACGCGCCTTCTTGGGGGACTGAGCCGGAGTAATTCACGATGGCTACGACTCTTGTCGATCTCTACAAGATGGCGAAGGATGACTTCGCCAAGAAATTCATCTGGGATCTGGCTCGCCACGAGCACCAGGTCCTCTCTATGCTCCCGATCGTCACGATCGGCGGGCTCAAGGTCACGGGCTCCCGTGCCCTCTCGATCCCCTCGACCGGCAACCGCAAGCTGGGCGCCGACTGGACGGCCTCGAACGGCCGCCGCGAGCAGATCGAGGAAACGGTGTTCCTGTACGGCGGGAAGATCAGCCTGGATCGCATCATGGCCAAGATCCAGCCCAAGAACGGCGAACCCGGAGAGCTGGAGTTCCAGACGCAGGGCATGCGCGAGTCCCTGGTCTACACGACCTCGGACCACTTCGTCACCGGCGACCACGGCGTGAGCCCGGACGGGATGGAAGGCATCAGCAAGCGCATCGGCAACGGCCTGTCGCGCTACGACATGAGCCTGGAGTCCGGCGGCAACTCGCTGGATGTCCTCTCCTCGCAGGCCAACGCCCTGAAATTCCTGGGCTACCTGCACGGCCTGAAGAACCGCCTGCGCGGCGTCGATCTGATCGTCTGCAACGAAGCCACCAAGAACCTGATCGGGGACGCGCTCCGCTTCCTCGGCCAGGGCAACCTCTTGGCCACGACCAAGGACAACTTTGAGCGCCAGTTCGATACGCTCTTCGGCGCCCCCATCGTGGACATCGGCTACAAGCTGGACATGTCCACCGAGATCATCGGCAACACGCTGGGCACCGACTCGCTGGGCTCGCAGCTCTACTTCATCCGCAAGGGTGAGGAGGGCCTGAACCTGCTGCAGCTGGCCGGCACCGGGCCGGAGCCGCTGGACCCGAACGTCGGCGGGCTGAACGGCGTGAACATCGAGCGCATCGTGGACTGGGGCCTCGGCCTCATCAACCAGTCGCGGCACTCGGCCATCGGCCGCCTCAAGGGCTTCAAGGCCGGCGCGTACTAAGCCGAGCCCATAGGAGATAACGACCATGCGTGACACCAATGCACTGTTTGCCAGCGCGGCCGACATCAGCGCCAACGGCAACAGCTCCATCCTCGATCTCGGCCCGAGCGCGGCCGGCGGCGAGTGGCACCAGTTCGCCACCGTCGGCGCCGTGACCGGCACAACCCCGACCCTGACCGTGACGGTCCAGGCTTCGGACTCCCCGACCTTCGCGTCGGGCGTCCGACCCTGCGGTCAGTTCACCGTGTTCACGGCCCAGGGCCAGAAGGACTCGATCAAGGTCCAACACGAAGAGCGGTACGTCCGATACAACTACGTGGTGACCGGCACGACTCCGGTGTTCAACGACACCGAGGGCGGTGTGGTGAGCGGCCCCGACCGCGACGACACCGTGTAATCCTGAGCGGGCCGGCGTGGGGAGTGTCCACGCCGGCCCGCCTCCCATCCAAGGAGAGCCATGAAAATCCGCATCGACTACAAGGACGGCTCGCACTTCGAGTCCAGCCTGCTCAGCGTCGAGGATGTCCTGCGCCTGCAGGCCCTGGGCCACGAGGTCATCGTGCTGCCCGACGATCCCGAGCCCGTGGCGGCAGAGACCCCCGAGACGGCGCCCGTTGAAACCAAGGACGGCGAGTAATGCCCACCGGACGCACCAAGATCGTCTACAAGCCGGACCGCAAGTACGTTATCCAGACCCCGAACCAGGACTACACCGGGCGCACGGCGGGCCTGGAGTTCTCGAAGGGCCGCGGGATCATCGACCCCGACACGTACCGCAACCTGGCCGACGAGACGCGCACGCCCGAGGAAACCCTGGCCCGCATCCAGGAGGACAACCCGGACTATCAGATCGAGGAGCGCACGCCCCTCTACCTGGTCCCGGACACCGAGAGCCTCCGTACCCCGGCCGGGCGGCTGCGCACCAAGGCCGACAAGGCCGCCAAGGCTGCCGAGACCGAGGAGTAATCCATGACTCATCCCGCGTTTGATGTGCTGGTCGAGGCCGCGCGTCACCTGGATGCGCGGGATGGGACGATCACGGCCGCGGCCGACAGCACCCATGTGACCGATGCCTACTGGGCCCTGCGCACCCAGGACTCCAACGCCTATAAGCAGGGTACCTACTTCCAGAAGTATGAAGGCGCGACGCCCTGGAATGCGGTTTCGGTGGTCTCGGCCTCGCTCTCCGGGACCTATACCCTGATGACGGCGCTCCCGGGCACCCCGACGGTGGGCGGGTCGTATGTCGTGCTCGGCAATTCCTACCCGTTCAGCCAGCTCTGCCAGAAGCTGATGGCCGTGGTCCAGGAATACGGGGATGTGACCAGCGAGAATACCAGCCTGACGACGGCGGCCAACACGCTGGAGTACACCATCCCGACCAGCTCCACCTCGGTCTCGCGCTGCAAGCGGGTGGACGTGGAGACCTACGCCGGGAGCGGCGTCTATGACCAGGCCCTGGGCGTGCGCATCGACGAGCGGCTGGGCAAGATCGTTTTCCCGTACCAGCCACTGGTGGGCTGCAAGATCCGCCTGACCCTCATGACCTCGTACCGCCTGGAGATCGGCCTGGGCGCGCTGCCGGATCTGCCCGACACGATCGCGCCCGAGTGGGCGGCGCTCGAGGTGGCGGGGCGGGTGGCGCGGTGGCGCCTGATGCAGTCCGGCGACGACAGCAACAAGGAAACCATGCGGGTCAACGACCTGCTGGAGCGGGCCAAGGCGGCGCGGGCCAAGTACGCCCTGCCGCGTCTTGTGGTGCAACCGCGGCTCGCCTTCACTGAGGTGCGCTGATGACGCTGAACGAGATCCCGGGCTGGGATGCCGAGATCACGGACGGCTCGAGCACGGTACGCATCATCTCCGCCAACCGGCGCTCGACCTCGCTGCAACGGATGCCGCGCGGCCAGGGCGTCGAGCCCAAAGAGGTCAGCCAGTCGTCATGGGTAGGCGGGCGCGGGGCCACAGTCCTGGGCGCAGACCCGGACAAGTTCAGCGACAGTTACAACGCCTGGACCCACAACGAGGGGCAGGTCACGCCGGGCCCGCTGGTCCGCTGGGCCTCGATCAAGAACGAGGTCACGGGCAAATACCACTACTCGGCCAACTGGCCCGGCGATGGCTTCCGGCAGCAGTACGCCTATCGGCCGCTCGTGATTCCTCCGGGTGGATATCTGGCCGTCAAGAAGTGGGATCACGCCACGGATTACGACATCACCAAGGCGCGGATCGTGTTCCTGGCCAAGGGTGACATGGACTTCCTCCATGTCGAGGTCTGGTCGGACGCGGCCGGAATGCCCGGAGCCAAGGTTGTAGATTTCGGTATCGATGGACGGGGTGAGTTGCGCACGCCATCCTATTGCACGGCCTACGCGACTTTCGGCACGCTATCGTCCAACCAGTGGATTGTGTTCTGGTACAGCGGGGCGAGCAACGTCACAATTTACGGCGGAGATACGGACGTCTCCCTGCCCTCCTATATCGACAACAACACAGGCCTGGGTTGGGTTGCCACGTATCCAGCCTATTACACGGTCTTTTCTGACAATGGTTTTTATGGGTCCGGGTTGGCCACGAAGTACACCGAGTATGCCTATCGGACCCGGTTCTTTGAGCACCGCGAGGGCCTGTACGCCATCCGGCGCCTGAACGTCTACCTCAACGGGGATCGCGGCCAGGCCAACCTATCGCCTGGCGCGGCCAACGTCACGAGCCCCAATGCCTGGACTACAAACTGCTTCCGGGGCTGTGTGTTCAAGGTTGTAGGCGGACCGTCCGCCATCATCATGAGCAATACCACGCTGGGATACGTCGTCTTTGACCGCGATCTCAACCTTGCCGGATTCTATGAGTACGTCATCCTGGGCAGCGACCGCTTTATGCACGTGGCCACGATGTCGGCCGAGTGTACGGATGTCGCCAACTGCAACAACGGCGTCTACCTGGCTCAAGGCGAGTCGGTGGACATGCTCAAATTCAGATTCAACACTGCGACCTGGCTGCACGAGATCCCGGCCGACACCGGCAGCAAGGCGCATTTCCTCAAGTCGTGCGTTCGGGCCGGGGCCGTGCGCCTGTACCGGGTCAACGGCAGCCGGCGCAAGTTCTCATATGCCCTGCCTGGCTCGGACATCTTCGCGGCGGCGCTGACCTGGAACACCGATAGCCCGGTGGTCTCTGACGACTCGGTGGTCCAGCGGATCATGGACTACGACGGCGCAATCTGGGCCACGACCAACGGCGGCGTCTATTCGATCCAGGACACCGGGGCCGGGGATGTGTCGGTCAAGCGCCCGGGCCCAAGCGAGTCCGAGGTCCTCGACGACAGCAATGGGCGGGGCGCCACGTGGTGGAATACCAACCTGTACTTTGGGTACATGGATGGCTTCATGCGCCTGTACGGGCGCACGGTGGACGACATCGGGCCGAACCGCGACGAAGGGATGCCGCTCAACCGGCGCGGGACGATCATCTCGGCCCAGCCCATCTTTGGCTTCATGGCCTGCGCGGTCTCAAGCGACCGGGCCCAGGGTTGGATCTCGTCCATCCTGGCCACGCCGGCGCCGGGTGGGTCGTGGGGTGAGTTGTTCCGTGGGTTGATTGCAGACTACTCGATCGACAACCTGTACTACCAAAACATCCCGATCCTGAGTAACCGTCTCTGGTTCTCGCACGGCGGGCACCCGTGCTACATGTTCATGCCGAACAGCGCGCAGAACCCGCTCAACGACACGCCGAGCACCAGCACGTCGCCCTATACCGGCATGGTCTACAGCCCTGGGGCACTGCTCAAAACCTCCTGGATCGACCACGAAGCGCCCGAGCGCGAGCATGACTGGTCCGAGCTGCGGGTCTACACCGAGAACCTGGCCGCCGCCCCGTACGGGACGATCCGCCCAGCCATGACGATCTGGCCGTCCACGCGCACGGACCTGACCGCGATCACGACCTCACCCTACCAGTACCAGAACATTACCCAGGTCGGTAACCGGGCCCAGCTTGAGTTCTCGCTGGAGGCCGGGGACTCGCGCATCCCGCCGGTCCTGCGCTCATTCACCCTGCGCGGCGTGCAGATGAACGAGGTCCGCTATGACGTGCGGATCGACTTCGAACACGCCGACAACATCCAGCTGGTGAACTACGAAGGGGACGCCATCGACGCCGACATGCAGACGCGGGCGGTCCTGGCGGTCCTGGATAGCTGGCAGGAGAAGAGTACCCGCCTGACGCTGCGCACGCGGTCCTCGCTCCTCAACGGGATCACGGGCCACATCGAGCCGGTGCCCTATACCCTCATGGCCTGGGACGAAGAGCAGCGCAAGATCCAGGGTTCCATCATGTTTAGGCAGGTCTAACCGTGTCCACCGATCCGCTCCATGTAGAACCCAGCATCGGGTCATCCGTCGCCAAGGATCTGGTGGGCGAGACCACGCCCTATGGTTGGGCCTCGTGGGTGCGCATCTTCAAGGGACCGACGGCCGCCCCGGTTCCAGTAGATGACTCTAACCCGCTGCCCGTGGCGGGCACCATGGCCATCTCGGGCACTCCGGCGGTCACGGTCTCGGGGACCGTGCCGGTCAGCGCGGCCTCGGCCCTGCCCGTGAGCCTGTCCGCCCCGGTTGAGCTGGCGGCGGCCTCGCAGGTCGAGCTGTCGGGCGAGGTCTTGCAGACGCTGACCGACCTGGCGGTGGTGCTGCGGGCACTGGCGGCAAACCTCGGCCTGCCCGACACCTCCGGGCGTATCCGTGTCAATGCCGAGACGGGCGCGGTCACGATCTCATCCGGCACGGTGACGACGGTCACGACTCTGACCACGGCGTCCAACCTTGCGGCCGTCGGCGGGTACAACGCGCAGGACCAGATCCCAGCGGCCATGAATGCGCAGTACATCAACCTGCGCTCTCAGATTGTGGTGGCATAAATGACGACTACCGTCAACCTCCGAAAGATCCTCGACCCAAAGGTGTGGGAGTGGCGCACGCCCGCCCCGACGGCCACAGCTGCCGCGCGCTTCGTGTCGTCCGGGCGCCTGCACAAACAGACGCAGTATTACCTCGAGTCGGCGACGGTCGCGTGGGCGTACCTGCCCGAAGAGGATGCCTGGATGGAGCTTCCGAGCCCGGCGCTCGGCGGCACGTTCGCGGCCGGGGCTTGCGGAACCTGTACGCCGATGGGCCCGAGCGGCACGGCGTCGGCCGGCACGACCACGACGATCACGACCACGCTCACCCTGGCGCGCAACCTGGCCGGGTTCAAGCTGCGCATCACCGGCGGCGCGGGCGTCGATGGCGTCGATCACACCATCACGACCAACACGGTCGGGGCCAATGCGGTCATCACGTTTACGCCTGCGCTGGCCGTGGCGGCTGGCGCGACCACGACTTACCAGCTCATCACCGGGCGTTGGTGGGTGTTCAACGCGCACACCGTCGCGCCCGTCGCGTCTCAGTTCAAGTACTACGACTACGCCCTGAACACGTGGACGGCTCCGGCAAACCTGCCCGCCGTTGGCGCGGCCTGGGGCACCGATGGGCGCATGGTCGCGCATCCGTCCTTCTCCGACAACGTGGCCGAGATCTTCGCCAGCGGCACGGCCACGGCGGGCGGGGCCTCGACGCTGACCAACGGCGCCAAGACCTGGACGGTCAACCAGTGGGCCAACGCCTACCAGATCCGCATCACGGGCGGCACGGGAGTCGGGCAGGTACGGGTCATTGCCTCCAACACCGGGACGGTCATCACGACCGCGAGCGCCTGGACCACGGCGCCAGACAACACCTCCACCTACGTCATCGAGGGAAACGATGACTATATCTACCTGCTCGGCAATAACGCCGTGACCATGTATCGCTACTCCGTGAGTGCGGGTACCTGGACGACGCTCGCGCCGGGTGTCGCTCGAGCGGCGGCGCCGGGGCTGGGGCTGTCCGCTCACTGGGTCTGGGGCAACACGGATGCGACCTGGACCAACGAGAGCGCCATCCTCAACGGGCGGCGCATCTACTCGTTCCGGGGTGGGGCAGGTGCGGTGCTCGACTACTACGACGTGCCGAGCAACGCCTGGACCAACGCGCTGAGCTACGCGCCGGCGGCCACGACGATCACGACCGGGACAAAGCACAGCATCATCGACGGCCGGTATCTCGTGTTCCAGAAGGATGCCACGAACCGGCTCTATCGCTTCGACACATTCGCCCAGCAGGTGGAGCCATTGGGCCAATTCCTTTACACGCAGGGCGCGGCCGTGTTGGGTGACACCATGTTTGACGTGAGCTACACGGACGGGGCCACCAAGATCAAGTACCTGCACATGATCCTCAACACGTCGCAGGCGCATCTGCGCTGTCTGCTGATCTAGCCATGACGGTACCCCTGTATCTGGTGACGCTGTTCTCGGTCGGGCCGGCTGTCCCGGTGGCGGGGCCCGGCCCGCTGTACAGCCTGGGCGGGCCCGTGACCTACGCCAAACCGCGCGCCTCCGGGCTCAAGCGCCGCCGCGCTCCGGCTCGGGTCGAGGCCCGGTTCCAACGGCAGGCCATTATCCCCGGCAACACCGAAAAGAGAGTCGGCCCGTTCTATGTCCAGGGCAAGCACGCCTCGGACCTGGAGTACACGGTGTGGATCGTCCTCACCCAGGGCCTGGCGTGGCCGGAAGAGTCGATCGAGTTCCAGGTGTCCGCCATCGGTGGGCGCAACCCGGGCGGGGCGATGCTGGACTTTGTGGTGTGGGCTCCGTCTGGCCCCATCGTGATCGAGCCCAACGGCGACGTGTGGCACATCGCCACCGAGGCCCAGCGGCAGCGCGACAAATTGCGCTGGGCCCAGATCGAGGCAGCCTGGGGCGGCAAGGTGCAGTACGTGGTCCTGGGGCAGGGCGACCTCACGCCCGATAGCGTGGCCTTCAATAACCTGCTGCGCCTGGTGGGGAGGGGTGGATGAAAGTCCCGAGCGAATACCTTAGTGACATGCTCAAGGCGGATAGCGTCAAAGACAAGGACGCGCGGGCCGAGCTGGGGAAGATGCTAGACGCGCTACAGGGCGAGTCGGACATGATGGCCTGGGCGCTGCGCCATCTGATGCAGATGCAACCCTGGACCCCGCAACTCTGGCAGAACGGCGCTCAACTGACATTGACGCTCGACTCAGCGTCGTGCCTGACCTTCGGGCCGCTGGTGTTCCTGCATACCCGCTTCACGGTGGGAACGGCCGGAGCGGTGGGCCTGATGGAGATCCGCAACCTGCCGCACAAGGCCGCCTACTCCTGTATCGGCGGCGAGACGGTGGTGTTTGTGGGCGGCGTCAACCGCATCGGCGCTACCCGCATCACGGCCGGTTCCAGCGCGGCGGTGATGACGATTGACAACCAGGCCAGCGACTTCGGCGTGGCTCCGGCCACGGCTCTGGCTGTTGGCAACGGCATACGCATGTCCGCCCTGTATCTGAGGCAACTGTGAACACATGAAGCGCAACGACGCGATCCGCCTCGCAATCCGCTGTATCAACGCCCAGCTGGAGCAGCTCGGGATCGAGCCCAGCCTAAAATCCCTCTCGGCCAAGCGCGATCTGATCGAGGCCCGGGCCATCCTCAACGACCTCAAGGAGCCACCCGTCGGCGACACCCTGCACCCGCTGCCGCTCACGACGGAGGGCCGGGCCTGATGGCGCTGAAGATCGGCCCGCACGCCTCCACCAACCCGACCGGCCTGGGCGTCTGGCTCTCGGCGCGCCCGACCGTGGCCGTCTACCAGGGCGCATACCCGGCCGACTCTGCGCCGGGCTGCCTCATCATCGGGCGCCCGAACAACACCGACTACCTGACGCCCGCCGGCGATCCGGTGACCACGGCTGAACGCTGGTGGACTGAGCGCGTCTGGCCCACGGCGGCGGCCAACCCGCATATCCAGACCTGGATCTGTAGCAACGAGCCGGATTGGAAAGATCAGGAGTGGGGGCCCGAGGTCAAACGATCGGCTATGCAGTGGTACGGCCGCTTCGATTACCGGCTTGCGCAACTGGCCCACGCGCACGGGCTGACGCTGGTCCTGGGCAACCCGGCCGTGGGCTGCTGGGAGGTCGAGTATCTCCAGTACTGGGAGGGTGGGCTGCGGGCCTGCCGCGAGTTCGGCGCCTACTACGGAGGCCACTACTACGGCCCGCTCGACAAGTGGCACGCGCTCAAGTTCGTGGAGGATCTGAAATCCTTCGCAGCCTGCGGGTATCCTGACATCCGGATCATCGGCACCGAGGGCGGGGCGGAGCGGGTGGCGGGCGGCAAGCCCTGGCGCGACCAGTACGGCTCGGTCTCGCGCTACATCCTGGAGTGGGTGCATCCGCTCGAGGTTGAGGCCCGCAAGTACCCGGGGCTTATTGGCTTGGCGCTCTTCACCCTGGGGACCGCCGATCCGCAATGGGAAAAGTACGACGTGGCGGGCGAGGAGTTCCCGCAGGCGATGGCGACTCTCTCGCGCATCCTGGGCGACATCCCGACCGTGCCGCTGTGGTACGAGGTGCGCAATCCCGATGGCCTCCGGCTGCGCAAGGGCCCGGGGACGACGCACGCGATCCTCGAGGTCATGGACAAGGGGACGCGGGTCCGAGTGCTCGAGCGTCCGGCCGGGGTCTGGTGGCAGGTGCAGCGCGGGGCCGTGGTGGGCTGGTGCTCCAGTGAGTATCTCAAGCCCGCGACCGCCGAGCCTCCGCCCATGGTGGCAGAGTCGGCGGCCCAGGCCATGGCCCGCATCGCGCCCGAGTACGGCATCGACCCGGCTGTGGGCCTGGCGGTCATGCGGGTGGAGGCGGGCGGCGTGGCGTGGGGCAAGGACGGCCGCATGATCGTCCGACTCGAGGCGCACGTGCTTTCGTGGTACCTGACCCGCGACCTGTTCGCCCGACACTTCGCCTACGGGGTGGGCGGCCTGGCGCACTGGCAGGGCGACGGGCACCGGTACCGGCTCGGGCTGTCCGAGCCCTGGCTGCCATACCACGGGGTGCAGGCGTCCGAGTGGAAGGCCCTGCAGGTGGCGCGCTCGCTCTCGGATGAGTCGGCGCTCAAGGCGATAAGCATGGGGGCCGGTCAAGTGATGGGGTTCAACCATCGCGGGGCCGGGTACCCGACGGCGCGGGCCATGTTCGACGCCCTGAGCGTCTCGGCGGCGGCCCAGGTCCGGGCCATGCTGGACTACTGCAAGGGCCGCAGTCTCATCGGCGCGTTGCAGCGCGGCGACTTCCTGGCCTTCGCACGCGGGTACAACGGGAGCGCCCAGGCCGAGCGGTATGCTCGGCTGATCGAGCAGGCGGCGCGGCTGAACGGATGGCGGCCTACCTGATCGGCATGTACTCGAAGATGTGGCTTGGTCTCATTGGGTCCTCGATCATCTTGCGGCGAAAGTCTAGGCGGCCTCGATACGTGAGCCAGTGGAGGCTCTTTCCCCAGTATCTGGCGTAACGCCTGGCCATTGTCTGGTGTAGTCGGCGGCCTCGCTTCATGGCTTCGGCTCCTCTGCTTTGTCGTCTGGGCTTGGGATGTCGTGCCATATTCCCAGTGCCATTTCTTCCAGTGATGCCCCCTGATAACCGGCCGGGTAGTAAATCCCTGGTTCTGACACCGGCGGGAGCTTGACCCGGATGTACCGATACCCAGACGCCAGCACCCACCCAGGAAGAGTATAGGTATCGCCCTTGTTCGGTTCTCCCATCACTCCCTCCCCATCAGCGCGGCCCGGCTCGCCCGGCGTGCGCCATAGCCTGCATCCCTGACGTATCGCTTGAGCGTGTCTAAACTTCGGTGCCCGGTCTGGGCGGCAACGTCCAGGGCCTGCTCTCCAGCCATCAGGGCCGAGGTAGCGAACCCGGACCGCAGCGAGTGCCCCGAGTACTGGCGTGGATCCATCCCGGCCCGCTTGGCCCCGGCCTTGACCACCCGAGCCACAGCGCCCCCGGTCAGGGCCCGGCTGCCGAGCTTGCCCCAGCGGTCGATCTTGCGGAACACGGCCCCGGACTGGATGCCGGCGGCGTCGAGCCAGTCGCGCATGGCCTCGACTGGGCAGAGCTCGCCTCCCACGGCGGGCAGGTGCTTCTTCATCCCTTGCCCGGTCTGGTCTGTCTTGCTGCGCCGGATGGTGATAGTCAACCCCTCGTCATGAAACCGCAGATCGTCCACGGTCAGGGCGGCCAGCTCCGAGCGCCGGAACCCGCCAGCGAACCCGGCCAGCAGCAGGGCGGCATCCCGGCTACCGGCCAGCCCGGACCGATCGAGGCCGACCAGCACCCCGTGCAGCTGCCCACGCATGACCGGCGACTTGCCCTGCTGCATGCTGCCGATGGTCCGCAGGATACCGCGCACCGTGTGACGGACCAATTCGCTATCGCCGGGGTCCGGGCGTCCTGCGGCCCTGTGCGCCGCTGTGATGGCTGCCCGACTCTGGGATAGGGTGGACGCCTTCAGGCCCCGTGCAGCCCCGTCTGTGAGGTACGAGGCCAGAGTGGCGGGCGAGGCGGGCATGGCGGGCACACCCTGGTCCTCGCACCAGGCACGGAACTGGGCCCAGGCCGAGGCGTAGGCGCGCCGGGTGTTGGCGCTCAGGCTGGCCTCGATGGCGACCTGGACGGCGGGCGCGTAGGCGTCCAGGGTAGAGTCGGCGGTGGAAGGGATGAGGCTGGTCATCGTCTCGCGGGCTCCCACGGTTTGGTTGCAACAGCAAGGCCAACCTGCGCGGACCAGTAACCAGGATCGAAGTGCTGAGTTTCGGCAACCCAATTCATGGCCCGGATTGTTTCCATTGCCTTGGCAAGGTCCTCGCGGGCCTGTTTCAAATCTGCGCGCAGGTTGGACAGTTCGAACTTGTTCCACTCGGTGTCGATCAATTCACCATCCAGGCGCTCGATTTCGAAGCTGTGATCTCTTGCCCATTTTTCCAGCGCCGCTTCATCAGGGGCGTTTTCATCCGGCGGGCACGTGCAGTACTGGGTGGATATGGTGTCGTATCCACGCTTGATCTTTCTGCATTTGGGGCAAACGAAGATTTCCATAGTTCACCTGTTCTGATTCTACTATCAACTAGTGAGAATATTCATTCTCGATAGTCAGGTGTCTTGGGTGTACCACTTGTCGTCGTTGCGCTCGATCTCGGGCAGTTTGTCCGCTCGCTTGTCGGCGAGGGCTTTGGTGAGTCGCTCGACCTCGGCGCGGGCCTCTGCCAACTTGCCGACCATCTCGTCATTCACGATGTCCATGGCCTTGAGTTCGGCCTCGCGCAGCCTGAGCCGGTCCTGAAGCCAGATGATATCCCGTACTGGAAAGACCATGGTCCTAAACTCTGAGTGGCGGAAGTCCGACTCTGCTATCTGGAGCGGCGTGTATAAGACAACGCGACACGAAAAACAGAATCCCGTATCACCTTCGTAGTCTTTTCCGCACCCTGTGCACTTGTTCATAGAACACCCTTTCGTAATTCTACTCTCAAAGTCCGATAAACTACCTTAGCGTGCGTTAGGAACTCTCATGATCCTGACAAGTTCTTCAAGGTCTTGCATGTTGTCGACCTGTGCTATGAATGGATCTTTGTCATTGTTCCTGCGGAGCGTCCATAAGACTCCTGGGTTTTGGATCAGAAACAATACCTTTCCGTACGATGGTGCCGAGTTACCATTGATCGTCCAGCCTGCATCTCGCAGGGAATCTCGAGTTATCGGAAGTCTTGCAACCCGGTGCTTGCGTTTGCCCATCATCTCGTCTTCGTATTCGAGCTTCAGGAAATCAGCCAATACCTCGGCCAGTGCAAGGTTGATCGTGTGGTAGTCAGTATCTGGTGGGATAGCCTTGATGAACGCCTCCTTGAGCCTGACCACCATAACGCGCTCATCGAAGAACGTCTGCGGGATCTTTGCCATTACCGTCACTCCCCGGCATTGCCTGTCATTGTGAGTGTTTCCTGAACGCTTGAAATCATCCTGACACCCTTTCTTCCTCGTAGATCTTTATGAGTTTCCACAGAAACGCGACCGCCCAGAATACGTCGATGACGGTAAAGGCCAGGAGTTTCGGATCTGCGCCGAACACGGACATGCCTGCGACGTTGAAGCCAATTCCAAACGCCGACAGAATTGCTCCAAATAAGAATACCTTTTCTGACGTTTTCATCGTCACTCCCCGGCCTGCTTGGCCTTGCGCTCGGCTTGATGCATCTCCCATCGAAGGCCGATGACGTGTTGGCGCATCTCT